AATTTTAAAAATAGGTGTTCGGTTTGGATTTTTAACGATGGTGTTTCTACATCATCGTTTTTTATTTTTATCCAATATCATCACCCAGCATACAGATAAAATGCAAACGAATATAAATTCTATGATAAAAATATTAAGCAATTTTTCCATCTGCTTTTACACGACCAATAATCCCTAAAATAGTTCCAACAACACCCATTACTTGACCAATGATAACACCAATATTTCCATTAGCATTATTTATTGCATCAACATATGCTTTTAATTGGTTAAAATCTGCATCAGGTGGTAATGTTACTTCAGGTACTTTTAATACTTCTGTTAATAAAAAACCTAATGCAGCAATTAGCACACCCCAAATCGTTTTACTTTGATACCATTTTTTCATAATAGTTATTTTTTTTGTGAATATTTATAAAAGCAGAAAAATGCAATGCAAAAAGAAAAATATCCTAAATAGGAAAATTCACGAAGTTGCGAAATCATCGCAATCGTTATAAATAATATTGATAGTATCTTATAGACTTCATTCAACTTCTTCTAATTTAGAAATCCTTTTATCGTAAACTTTTAAATCTGATTTTATTACTTCAATGTCTTTTTTGTTACTTACATCAGAAATCAAAATATCTTGTACCTTTTTTTCAAACGCATCTAATTTATCAATTACTCTTTTTGATACAAAAGATATTAATGCAATTACTATTCCAATAAGTAAGTTAGTTAATGCTATCTGTGACATATTCTTTTTTACTAAAATTTACAAATAGCATACCACATTAATTATAAACCTTTATTTCTATTAGCATATTTCCAAATCCAGTTGTTACTTGTGTGCCACTTGAATCAAATAATTCAATATAAATTGTATCAACATCGTGAACATATGCATTTGCATTTGTACCACCTTTTAAACTTGGTTTTGCTACATAAGTTTTATCAACTGGAAAACAACCAGTACAAGAAATAACATAATTTGGAGAAGTAAAATCAAAACCAATAGAACCTAATTCATTTATAAATTGATAATCTATTGTTGGTGCATTTGCACCAGTTGCGGAAATTGAACCTGAATATGTATTGCATAATTTTAAATTTCTAATATTATCCAATGTTGCAAGTGTATCTATTCCATTTTTCATTAATGGAAAATATGTTATTTGTGATGTTCCACTTGATGAATATGCATTTTGATATATTGTTCTACTTGAATATTCATTTCTAAAAAAAGAATATTCATCTGTTAATTCAATATATCCATTACTTAAAGTAGATGAATTATCACCAAATCTTATTTTTGCCATATTATGATATGATGCTGGTCCATAACTAAAATCTAAAAAAAGATTTGGATAACCACCATATGGATCAGTTGTCCAAGATAAAGGATGTTTTATATCTCCACCACTTGTATAACTATTTAATGTCAATACATCTCCAATATCATTAGAATAAGTACTTCCAATTGTTGCAACATCTTGTAATGAAGGTGTAGTTCCACTTCCAGTTGCATTTCCACGAATCAATAAATCTGTTGATGTAGTTCCCTTAAATACTCTAATTGTAGAATCATTTATTTTAGTAACTGCATTTACAAACTTGTTAGTAGTATCTGTAATGTTTAATTTCAAAGCAACATTTGATTTTGTAGCAACTAAATTTGAAGTATCAGCACGTCTTAAATATTTAGAAGATAATGTTGCAGAATCAACAATTAATGTTCCAGTTGTTGTTATTGTACCACCACTTAAACCATAACCAGTTGCAACACTTGTAACTGAACCAGTTGCATTTGAACCACCAAACCAATTATTAATTCTTGAAATTTTGCCATTAGAAGCAACACCTAATGGTTTATAAGTTGTAGTGTCTGTACCTGATGTTGGTTGTACTAAAAAGATATCACTACCTGAATTTATAGTTGTCTGATTATTACGAATTGCAAATGCATCAAGTTTTCTTGCATTTCCAAATGTTATTGATGATGCAGCATCTGTTGTTGATTCAATCGCAGTAACACCATTATCAAGATTGCCACCTAATTTAATTATCGATGTTCCTGATAAACCATTTGAACCAGTTGCTTGTTGTGGATTGCCACGAATCAATATATCTGATGAAGTTGCACCTTTCCAAACACGAATGCTTGAATCTGTAATCTTAGTTACATTATTTACAAACTTATTTGTAGTATCAGTTATAGCGTTAATCGTTGACCAAGTTGGTGCTGATGTTCCATTTGAAACTAATAATTGTCCTGATGTACCAGCAGAAGTTGTTCCTAAAGATGTTGTTGTTGAACCATAGACAATACCACCTTGATTAAATAAAGATGAAGAACCAGTACCACCACGATTATATGCAACCACATTTCCATTCCAAGTTGCATTGGTAATTGAACCAGCATAATCTAATGTATTAGTTGACCAAGAAACATTTGATGGTGCTTGAAAATGAGCATCCCAAGTTCCAGCAGCATTTGAATTATCAGTTAATTCTAATGTCATATATGCACCACTTGGAACAGATTTTACTAAAGTATTTGAATTATTAATTACTGATATTGCACCAGTTGTTTGATTATTATTAAATGAAAATATTGTTCCATTTTTTAAAGTAGTTGCTGATGGTAGTTTGAATGTCTGACCACCTGAACCATTAACTAAATGAACTGGTGTTGAATCTATGGTTAATGTATTTGTAGTTCCAGCAGCGAACATTGCAGTAAATCCATTAAAATATGCATTAGCACTAATATTTTTTAACCCCAAATCAACATTTGAAATTGCACCAGTATATGGAATAAAACCACCAACTGAATCTATATACTGAAAATATTTTGTACCATTTTTATAAGCATAAATAGAATCATTACTTCTTTTTAATGAATCAACTTTTAAGTTTATTCTATTAGATAAAGATGTTGAATCAAAACCACTTGCACCAGTTACATTTTGCCAAGTTAATGTGCTTGGATTGTAATAGTATAATCTATTGTTACAAGAATCAAATGCTAATGCCGATTTTTTATTTACAGATACAACAGATTTTAATGTTGGCACACCACAAGTTGTTGGAATTTGTAATGTAGAATCAAATGCAAATCTATTTGCACGATAACCAAATTGTGGCATCTCTTGATACACTTGCGAAAAAGCAGAAACGAAAAAAAACAAAAATAAAACTGATAAAATATACTTCATTAGTTGCCTATTTTAACTGGAAAATCACAAGCGTTAAATTCTCCTATTGTTGATATTGAAAATGTAAGTGTAACACCTGATAAGTAATCTTCAAACTTTTCACTAACTGCATTCCAAGTAATATTTGGATCAATTATTAAAGTTCTATCTTGTCTAAGTGATAAAATAATATCACCAGCAATTTGATGCTGGTCTGAAACCACTTCAGTTTCAAATTCACTTTCAACACCACTTTTATCAATAAACCAAAATTGTATTTGAAAAGTAATTTCACGACCAATATTATAATTGCCAGTTGCAATTGAAAATAATGCAACTGGCAATTTAGGTTCTTCATCCCAAGCCAACCATTCAGTTGGTGTTGCGAATCTTACTGCATTTATCATTGGATGCGTTTGCATCAGACTTTGCAGTCGATTTACCATTTGATTGTACGTCATTAAATTTCTCTTTTACTTTTTTTATATATTCCTTTTTATAACCTTTGCTCATATATTATCTGTATAAGAATGTAAATAATTCACCAGCCATTGCTAAATCACCAATTGGAAGTGTTACAACCTGACCAACTATCTGCAAATATCCAGTATCAGTAGTTGGTCCATTTGTAATAACTTTTGATAAACCACCACGACTTGCAAACAAACAAACACGACCAGCAAGTTCAGGAATATTAAATGTTGTTTCATTTTGTATTGCAGTATGATATACAACTGATGGTGATATATATCCTGATGATGAATTCATATATCTTGGATATGTATTTTCATAATCATTACCTAAATATATTGGACAACTATATGCCTTAACTTCAGGAAAAATAGTATCAATTGCAGTTCCATAATTAAGGTATTCAAAAAATAAAGTATAGTTTTCTTGAAGATAAGATATCATTCTTGATTTATAAAATTCAGCCATTGATTGATATTTTTGTTCAATCAATTCTAAATCTGCACGTGATGGTGGTGTTGATTCTTCTGATGTTTTTTGCAAAAATCCTTTACTGAATAATTGAAAACCCATTGTCATTGGTAACATACTCATAGTATACCAAATCAATGCATCAGTAATGTAATTATTAATCAGATTTGTTTCATTTGCATTTAAATTGTTAGCAGTAATTCCATCTTGCAAACGCTGGTATAACTTACTTCCTAATGCTGGTTGAATGTGCATATCTCCAGCAACTTTTATCATCGGAAAAAGTTGTTTACCATCAATGTTATTTGATGCACCAGTTCGTGATTTGAATGTTTCTTCGGTAAGAAAAAGAATATTTTTACTCATACTATTTTTTTGTTACAAGATGACTAACCCATTCGTGTCTACATTGTACTGAATGTGTTCCATTTGGCATTGTCCACCAACCACCACATCTGTCAAATACACTATAACCCAATCGCAAAGAAATTTGTTCGATATCTGAACGTGTCCACATTTTTGTTTTACTCAAAGCCAATAATCTTTGGCAAAATGCTCTTGATGGTTTGCCATTGTCAGTTACTCTCCATTCATAAGAATATGCAATAAATACTTGTGTAGTTTTTGCATTCTTGCCACCAAGTTCAGATACTGGTTTTACAACTTCATATTTAGGTGCTGCATTAATATTTGATGGAATAATATTAATAACCTTTGTTTCAGATAGTTTTTTAATAATGTCATTAACAATTGTAATTTCTAACTTTAAAGATTTTGCAATTACTTCAGGTGTTATATTCTTATCCTTAGTAATCAAATCCAATACATTTGCTTCATTCTGATTTAAATCTAATGCAAACTTTGAAATAACAGATTCTGATTTATGAAATTGATATTCATTTCTATCAACACCACATTGTTCAAATTCCTGAACAATTTTATCTTCTTCAGACATTGAAAACTTTTGAATTTCGAATTCCGTAATTGGTGAATCATCTATTCCAAGAAACACATTTACATCATCATCAGAAAAATTAAAACCATTTTTTAGCATCAATGATGCTTGTGATTTATTCAACTTACCATTTGAAAACTGCCTAACAATTCGCATTACATTTTGATACTGCCGACCTGATAGATTTTTTATTGCATCATTAGATGCCATAGGTGTTGCAACTGGAAGTTCAGCAGTAACTGCCTTACTACCATCAGAAGTAATTTCATTTGATTGCAAAGGTTCTTTGCCCATTAAAGAACGAATTTCATCTTGCGTTAAATTAGCAACCATTACATTTTCACTAAATTCAAACTTAAGTGGTTCAACTGGTTGTATTTTTAATTCGCCAATGTGATTTGATAGATTCCAAAATTTCGTAAAAATTTCATTATAAAGCAATTGCCTTTCTTGACAATAAACATTGTTAAATATCTCATATGCATCTCTGATTTCATTTCTACCACCAAGTTGACCTTCTGTTTTAATTCCAAAAAGTGTAGGTGAAACAATCTGATGCGATGCAAAAATTTCTTGCTGAATAAGATTATTTACGTTTGTGAAATCTTCTTTAGTTAATGTTGTAGTTGATAATGGAACAATTTCAGCAGCGTTTTCTTTTGACTTGTTGAACATTATTACAACACGTTTACCTGAATCACCAGTAAACTTTTTTAGCAAACCACGTTCAACTTCACCCTTGTGTTCTTCGTTAATTGGATCACCATTATTTAGATTGATTAATGTACTTCCAACAAATGATTGTTTAGCCATTCCAAGAATGTG